TAAATTAAAGTCAAGAAAAAAAAATAAATTTTTTTTAATTTAACTATTGACTTATGGGAAAATATATTATATAATAGAAATCAAGGCTCCTGAGGTATGAGCCTTAATAATAACTGCCTCCCCTTAGTGCTGTCAGGGTAAAGACAGCATATGGGACTTGCACCAGAAAAAGCAAGTAGGATCTACTTCTGGTTGTAGGCTTCAACCCAGCCAGAACTGATCCCTGGCTATATACAGGTTAAGCCCTGTCCGGACGTTAAACAATTGTCACCGGGCTTCACTTAAGATCATGCTGTGTGTAGCCTGGGATCAGGCAGGGATGGGCTGCGCATTGTGCGTAGACCCTGACGCTTGGTCCAAAGTTTTTGGCGTCTAGGTTTATTTTTTACCATCCTCGCCAATTGACAGGCGCTTCCGGGCTGGAAGTAAGAAGGCCAGCCCAGGGGTGAAGAAAGGAATTATGAGAAGAGGATCTGAAAGTATTAAAATTTTAATAAACCACTGGCGCTGGCTTCAGGCCAATGGTTACAAGCGACAAGCCGCAAGCTGCAAGCAGCAAGCCGCAAGCTTGACAAGAAAGAATTATAATGTTATAGGAATTTATAACAGTAAACAGAAAGGATAAAATGAAAGTAAAAGAAGCAGCAGCCATCACAGGTAGCATGACGCGAACCTCTAAGATGCCTGGGCTGTCATACAGTTTGCCGGCGTGGGAATGCAAGACAGGCAGCAAGCTTAGAAAAATTAAAAATTCAGTTTGTTCAATGTGTTACGCTCTGAAGGGTAATTATACAAGATACAAAGCAATTAAGGCAGCGCAATATGTAAGACTGGCCTCGCTTCAAGATGCACGCTGGACAGCTGCTATAGTAACACAAATTAAAAGACAGAAATATTTTAGATGGCATGACGCCGGAGATGTACAGAGCCTGGACCATTTAAATAAAATATTCGATGTCTGCAGGTTAACACCTGAGACCCGGCACTGGATGCCAACACGTGAAGCGTGGATTAAAGATCACCTGGACCGTGCACCTGCGAATCTAGTCATCAGGTTTAGCCCGCCAATGATTGACCAACGCAATGACAGCTGGCCCAACTCTTCGATGGTAGTTACAGGTGACGCCACGTGCCCGGCACCACAGCAGGGCGGCAAGTGTGGGACCTGTAGACAATGCTGGGATCCTGCTGTAAAAGTAGTTTCATATGGTAAACATTAGTGTTTAGGCATCCTAGCTATTATAAAAAATTAAGAGCTTCCCGCAGGGAGAAGGCTATTAGCCCCGATGACGCGTCGACGGACGAACAGGGGCGTACGCCTAAAGTTGCAAGCCTCAAGCCTCAAGCTGCAAGCGACAAGCGTCAAGCTACAAGCAACAAGCTTCAAGCGTCGGGACAAGCGTCAAGCAACAAGCGTTGAATGTGGTCCCAATCGTCAAGCGCCAAGCATGGCGTTTCGCGATGGTCTGACAGCAGACCGTGGATCGCTGCACTCTCATAAAGTTTTATGTGTCCATGACAGGCGTCCTGGACTATGATAAAGTTACGTTTAGTTCTGGTTTGATGAAACAATTTTTGATGGGGTGAGAATACTATTTTTGGACCCCTTGCTATCTTCATCTCACACATAAAAAATCCGCATGAATCATGGTAACCAAGCAGATCTGGGGTACCAAAAGAGGACCAAGATTCTAGTCTTGTCCAGTGTATTTTAGGTGTCTTTTTTTTAATAATCTGCCAAAATTTGGACTCTGGTTTCATCGTACGAAGCCTTATAAATTTGTTTTACAACTGTGGTCCAAGGATTAAAATCATAATCCTTTGCACAGCCTGATAGCAGTATTAATATTAGTATTAGTCTCACAATTGACTGATACGTTAAATTACGATATATGTCAAACATTATGGGAGTTCCAGCTAAATTAACAGAGAGACAAATAAAGTTTGCAGAATTATTAGTTTACAATGAGGGTAGACTATCACCTGCAGAAGCAGCCTTTCAGGCGGGGTATAAGACAAGGCCAAGACAGGCAGCATCAGAATTAAGAAACCCAAAGATATCTCCATT